TCCCTTACCAGAATATTAGCATCATCTGATATAAAAGCCTGCTCAATTGAGCCAACAAATTGTATATCCATTTCAAATCCAAAATCAGAAGATGAAAAAATAGGCAGAAATGTATGTTTTACAAGTGTCAAATATAATATGACTTTATTACTCGTTATAGCATCTTTAAAATTTTTGGCAGCTGAAATCGCGCCTTCTCCAGATAGCCCTTGTTCTATAAAAGCATCCAAAAGTCTTTGCTCGGACGGAGGAGCGTACCCCACTTCAATTTTTATTCTATAGTCTTTTTGGTGGTAATCCCGATGTGCGGTACTGCCCCTTGCTAATTCATCTTGAGATCTGAATTTGGATGCACCATCTTCAGCTCGCGCCCCTCTTCTGTAAATAAGATTGTAAAAGCCATACTTTTCTTTTTTGCTGTTATCATATTCATGAAATAGTGCTCCTGGAGATTCAAAATAAAGTTTTAGTTTGCAATTGATCCAATAGTCTATATCTCCCGGATGAGAACCTAAATAATCCCATGAAAAAGATCGAAAACCAACACGCAAACCTTTGCGATCTCTTGTTATATCATCAAATGGTAAACCGGATGGATCTTTGGCGTTATTAAAAGGAAGAAGAAGCTCTTTATAGCTGTCTTTGCTCATGCCCTCGACCAAATAAAGTTTTAAATATGGCTGTAAGTCTCCTAATATAGAACGAGGAACGTTTTCTATTAAGGATTGACCTTTGTCTGCTTTTGTTATTTCATTTAAAAAAAGAGATGAATCCCAGCGAGGATCCATCATGATAAAATTTTTAAAACTTTGCCTCAAAGGAAACCCTTTCATCTTGTCGAACTCTGATAAGAAATCGACCAAAAACGTTTGTTCCGCATACGGAGGCAACCTATGTTTATTTTCGGAATCGAATCCAGTAACTTTCGCTAATAATTCGCTAGTTTCGTCGGTGGTCATAATAAATTTCCCATCAATAAAAATGCCTCAATACATTCTCTAGAGGCAGAGGAATATAAATAACTCTGCCAATTGTGATGTCTGTTTCTAATGGCATTTGATTATACCAAGCGACGACCCACCAATAAGTTGGGTCATCATAATGTTCAGCTGCCAATTTATAATATCTGTCCCCCAAAGACCAAACGTGAGGAATAGAATTGAGTTGAGCACGAATTGATGCGTCCAAAAAAGGAATCTTTGGGGTTTTATATTGGTTTAAAAAGAACTCTCTATAAAGACCGCTTGCATTTATTTTGGTTTTTCTATTTTTATATCTGCTTGGCATTATTTTTTAAAAAGTCTCCTCACTTCCTGCAGGCGCCTTTAGATCCGGATTCGCGAGGAGGGCCGCGGTGTCTTCAGGGTGGATACCAAAACCCAACGAGGTGAGTCCTCCGACGAGGGTGACGGTCGCCCCGGCGATTTCGGCCTCTGCAGCTTCTCCTCCCGCGGGGGGATCGCCAGCGGGTGCTGCAGACTGGCCATCGGCTGTTTGGTTTGCATCGATCTTTTGCGCGGCTATTTCTTCGGCCGAGTAGACTGCGCCAGGGAAGCCCGCGTCGAATTCCGCCAATCGAATAGCGTTAGCAAATTCTGCATTTGCACCATGTACAGGCTTGCCTTTTGGTTGGACATCGGTTGCTTCACCTTCTTTTGTGTTTACTCCATATGGATAATCCGAAACATCATTTTTATTGACAGTAAATACTGCAATATCACTATCCGTCCTCCAACCAGGACTTCTTTCATAAACTGGAAAGAATGTAAAACTTAAATTTATTGTTTGCGGATACACCAAATGGTCTTGACCGAGAGCGCGCTCGGAGGGTTTTATAGGTCTTTTTACTTCTTTTGCACCCGCCAACGATGAAGGGGCATGAAAAAGTATTCCACCTTCTGGATCAATTCTATAGAGAAGATTTGAAATGTAACCTTGTAATCCGGTTTGCCATGCATCTCCCCATGGAATTCCTGGAGCACCAATTAAATTAAGAAATCTAACTTTAAATATTGGAGAACCTCCAAGTTTTGTTATCATTCCATCTCCATCGGCTTGTTGTTCTGGATAAAGCATATTTGTTAATAAAGATACTTTTGCCAAATTGTCTCTCGCCTCTGCTAAACCAGAAGCAACAGCAGCAAAAGCTATATCAATTTGTCTTACAGTGCTTTTCCACTTTTTAATTGGCTCTGTTTGCCCAATAAAGAATTGATCATCATACGACGTATTATACACATCATTAAAATCTTTCATAAATGCTTTAAATCTAACAGTTTTTCTACTGTTTATATGAAAGATCTCGATATAAAAACCATATTTATTTGCCATGGAATTTGTAGGATCTACTTTTAATTCTGGTATTATTTTATATGGCATTTACTTAATCAAGGCCCCTTTCCTTGTGCTTTTGCGCCGACGCCTGTTGTGGTCAGATTAGGTTGAGCTTGTATAAGTCTGAGCAGGGCATCGCTAGCAGACGCGCTTGAATTTAGTCCCTCTTTTGCTTCCTGCAGGGCGCGAGTAGTGCGGGTCAAATCGTCTTGTAAACGTTTAAGGTCTGCGCGGGCATCTGCGAGGTCTTGCGGCGCTGCTTTGGGCCCCCACCAGGTCTGCGCCTGCTGCATTCGCAGTTTTTGCCACTCAACCATCTTTTTCGCCTGCGGGACGGAGGTTGGTGTCCCTCCTAAGGGCGATGCTCCTTTCTTCTCTTTCAGCCTTTCTATTTTATCCTCATACATCTCCGTCAAGTTGAGCCAAGATTTAGCTTTGCCACCCAATGAACCAGCAATTTTACGTCGTAGTTTAGTTGCAGCGCCACCTATATCTATGTCACCAAAGGGGGTCTCAATTTTAACATCCTTAAGTAAACTAAGAAAATCCATAAGACCTCCTTTGAGTCCAATGAGAAGCACGTTCCCCAGTGCTTTTGCAATGGGCGTTATAGTGTTTATCATATATTTTTTAAATTCTTTAATGCCAGCTGCAACTTCTGGATCGTTCACCATTTCTTTATATATGGACCCCACTTTTAGTCCTACTCTTCTGATAAGAGCCGGCACTTCTCTAAGAAAATTTTTCAACTTTTCCTTATAGCCATTAAGAATTTTTAGACCTCGAGGACCAAGAAAGTCTTCAACATTATGCCACTGATCGTAAAGAAGGAGCAAAGAACCCGCCAAGCCTAACGGTCCAAACCATTTTGTTAGCATTGCAACTCCGCCGGCGAGCAGACCAATTTTTCCAATTGCTTGTTTGCTTTCAAAATTCATGTCTGCTAATCTAAGGATAACGTTACTAATCATAGTCAATATAGGCCTAAAAGCTATTGCGAAACCCATTAATGCATTTTGAAAGTTCTCCCATATTTCTGTTGCCATTCTTGCAGCCTTTGTTAATATTGCCTGCTTCTTTGCAGCCTCTGAAGCCTTTTTTGCATGCATATCAAAAGCAACTAGCCCGCCTGCAAACAAATCATTAGCCTTGGACATGTCTCTAATGCCGGCTGCATGAGCATATGCCATCTTTGTAAATCTGCCCATCGATTTCCAAGACTGTCCAGAAGCTTCCATTTGAGCCAAAACTGTTCGAACTCTCTCATCCTCCTTCATATAAACCATCTCAATTGAATTAAGAAATGGTCCCCCCAACATAGCATTTAATCTACCAACTGACTGTGCGGATTTTTCAAAAGTATCAAATTGTCCAGCAACTGTTAATAAATCACTAATGCCCAAAGTAGTTGCGCTGGATTGGGTTAACAAACCTTTGAATACCTCTTCCATTCCCTCGCCATGAGCAGCAATAACTACCGCAGCACTACCAAAATCTGATGCAGCGGTTCTTGCGCTAATTCCCGACGCCCTTGCAAATTGAATAATTCTTTCTGTTGCTGCTTTCGTCTCTCTGCCCGAGTCACCATAAGTTTTATTTAAAATTTGAATCATTCTAGCCGCTGAATCAGCAGTAATTCCAGCCTGATCGAGAACAGAAACAAATTTGACTAACTCAATTCTTGTAGTTCTAGATGCTTCCCTAAATAATACTGTTTTATCATATAAAGACGCAGCAACTTTATTCACATTGCCAATCGCTAATCCTTGAGCCCTTAACGCATCGATACTCCCATCAATAACACTGGTATATTCACCTCCCGCTTGTGTTAATTTAAAGAATCCTGCTGCCTGTTGATCAAGAAATTTATTAAATTTAATATTGAAATCAACTATTTGTTCTCCCAATTTCTTAAATTGATTATAAAGATATTTAACAGCGTCGAGAGCTTTTCCAATAGCACCAACAAGAACATCCATAATCATTGATGCTAATGATTCCACCACATTAATAATTGCTTTGAATGCCTTTTCAATTACTACCAAAACTGCAGTCCATGCAACAAGGGACAATTTTATACTTTCAAATATCTTCCATGCATTCTTAAGTTCGGGTCCGAGATTAGCAAATACATTAACAAACTTACTGGCACGTCCCGTCATTTTGTTAAAAAGATCTGGCATTTTTGAGCCGGCCACGTTCATTTCCTTAAGATCTTTAGTTAATTTTTCAAACTTTGCAAGATCTTCTGGCTTCATGTCCTCCATGGCCTTATTCACGCTCATAAGCCTTTCTGCCAGTCTTATTGAGGCGGTATCAGATGCTTTCAATGCTTTCGCAAGTTCAGCAGCTTTTTCAGCTGGAGTTTTTTCTGGCATGATTTAAAGTCCTCAATAACAAATAACAAGCTATCCATGGATAATTAGTTTTATTTTAAACTTTATTCATCTTTAGAATTTGATTTCTGCTCCATTTCTTTTTGTTCAACTAACTTTTTAACAAACCAATTTCTTAACTTCACTGGCAAATTATACGCCTCAGTAAAGCTCCAGCCACCATAATATTTTAAAAAGAAGAATTGTTCATAAACATCTGCAATGTAATCTTCACTTAGGCCAAAAAAATTGTACCGTAATCGGTACATCAACCTCCTCGGCGTGGCCACAATTGTCACACTCAAACATGCTCGATAATTCGACATTTGGAGTTATTTCTGCATATGTATCTCGGAGAGATTTAGCATCAATTGCTGGAAGATTATCAATAACTGCATTTATTGTAGAAGGTTCACTCATACCATTGACTGAAACAATAATTGTTTTAAATTGATCTGTTAACAATGATTCTTGTAGTTTGAGTTTCTTTTTTCTAGTTGCCATGTTCAAAAGTTTTGTTTCATCTTTGCCTGTTAGCAGCTTAGTTTCAACAGTTATTTCAGTTAATGGAAGTTTGATAAGAAACGTCCCATTGTCTGTCAACTCTGCTCCAAGTTCTTTATGATTATCTGCATAATCTATCTTTAGGGCCTCATTTAAATCAAAAACATGCTCAGAATTATCTCCACAAGCTGGACAATCAATTCTAGATCCATATTCCGGCCCATAACCTGTTACTCTCGCAGCAACAGTAATTGCATTTTTATCACCAAGCAATAGATCTTGTGTTCGAACTTTTTTATCAAGAAGAACATTCTGAATTAATTTATCAATGACAATTCCTTTTTTAATCAATGACTGCGAAGATAAAATATCTTCATCCTTTGCAGTCATATAACGAATTTCAACTGATTCTTCGCCACATAAAGGGTGCCCTTCTGGATAATATCTTCCTCTGGATGGAAGATCTACAAACTCGGTAGGAGTTACAAAGGAAAGTGGGCTTTCATGCATTTCTTGCGGACTCAAATCTGAATCCTGGACTTCGACTCCCCCGAGCCTGTCCTGATTATTTCTAGTTGACATATTAACCTCTTTAGTATTATATTATAATGTCATTTCAATTAAATGTTAAGCTGTGCCCGTATCAAAAGTGGCATAGTCGTAACGAATTGTCACATTTATCTCGACCATTGCGTCAGACTCATAATCAAGTGAGCCAAATTCAACGCTAATGATCCAAGGATTCCAAAGAGAGAACTGATCAACTACTTCATTATCGGGGCTGAATTGTCTAAGTGTGATAATATTGCCAAGAGCTTTAACGCTTAAATCTTTTGACAAAGTGTTAACCCCAATTGGCCCATCGGGAACATTATATCCAGATTTAGTAAGAGCATCATATAGTATTCTTGAGACGTCAGGATCAACTGGATCTACAAGAGTGAAAGTTGTTTGCTGCCACTCAACAATACCCGGAAAATAAAATCTATGACCATAAAAAGTGTGAGGAGTTTCAGTAACATTAAATTGAGGTTTTGTTACCTTCTTGACAACATAAGTAGGAATTCCAATTGTTGATTGTTTTGCCCCCGGAGCGATTTTCGGTTCTCCACCAACATATAACAGCCACCTATGCTGTCTTTTTGGTTCTAAGCTCGATTGATTCCAAAATTTTTCTGCCATATTTTTATTATCTCCTCAATATTAAATAGTAAGTTCTATGAAAATCCTTTTATTAATCTTCAAAAGATGCTCCAGAATCTGTAATAATGAAATCAAGAGCAATGAATTCAATGGCTCGAGCAGGTTTCAAGAAAATCTTGGCATACATTATATTTCTATCAATTAAGTCTGGAGTAGTAGTTGTCTCATCGAGAACAACTTTATAGTCAACAAGGCCCAATTGGCTCTTTACGCCACTAAGGAAACTCTTAACTCTGCTGCTAAAGTTTAACCAAGTTGCCTGAACATTTTGTTCGAATAACGTTGTCGCTGCAATTCTTGAAACTTCCTTCTTGAGAAAGATAAGAAGACGACGAACATTAATTCTATCAAGAGCAGAAGGCGTTATTTGAAGAGTTTTTTGACCAAATACTACAATTCCTTCTGCTGGGAAAGTAGCAATTGGATTAATATTTGCCTCATAAAGTTTATCTCTGTCTTCAGATGTAAGTTTGTGAGTCACGCCAACAACATTCAAGCCTGCGCCTCCATCTGAAAGGCCACCTCGAGTGAACCCTGCAGGAGCAAACCATGGAGCGCGTGCCGCATCACTAAATGACATTGCCCCAAGCGCCACAACAGAGGGCGGAATTTTGAGAATAACAGCTGAACTTTCATCTCTAATTTGAACCCATGGATAATACGTACAACCATAGCTTGAATTAATTTCTCTATTTTCAAGATTGGTGCGAACAGTGTCAATATTCTGATTATCAATACGAGTTATTTCTGTTGAATTATTTTCTGTATTTGGCTGATACATGCCAGTTCCAGTCCCATTGTTCTCGAGATCAATAATTGCAAGGGCGTCGCCGCGATCTTCACACTGATCTACAAGAAGTTTTGTAAGAGTTGCATTTGACATACCGGGAACTGTAGCAATATTATATTCTATCATGTCTGCGTCTCTAATTGATTGGATTGCTCTCTTGACAGTGTTATATGTATAATTGCCAAGCTCTGTAGCATCATCAAGTTTTTCATTTCGAAGTGGTTCTTTTTCTGTAATATCGAAACCATCAAATCCGCCGTGAAAAAGAGTTGTAAAGCGATTCCACTTTTTCTCGTTAACAAGTTTCTTAGCACTGTTTTCAGCGGTATAACTTGTTCCAGCTACGCGGCTTCCAGATTCATAAGCAACTCCAAGAGCCGCGCCTTCGTCTTTAAGATCGTCAAGAGAGAAAACCCATGAAACATTAGTATGGGTCGAACCGTCTCTTGCGCTATCCAGTTCGGCTGGCATCGCGCGAACGACGTCTAGAATGCTGTCGTCAAAGATTCTAGATCCTGATCTTTCAGTCCTAACTCCCCAGTAAGCTTTTCTTGGATCATCAATATCTCCGGTCAAAGAAGAACTTCTTAAAGCAAGTTCCGGGAAATGGAAAGAAGAGGACATTGCCGCTTTCGCGACGCCATGCGTGACGTAGCCCGTAGCGGCGCCGCGTGTGCCTGCGCCGACTGTAACATTCATAGAAGATGTAAACAAAACAGTAGTAGCGACTGGAATACCAACTTTTTCATCTCCAACAATCATATGATATTGAGTTAAGTTCGCGTCGTCGGAGTCTTTATCATATTCTGCTGGCGCGCCGGTGAGCGCACTACCGGTAACAGTTAATGCATTGTAAAAGCGATAAGGCCCAAAGACGCCAAAAGGAGCAAGACCTTCGCCAACTGAGCCGAGATCAACGCTTTCGTCCATGTCTACACGAATATATTTTGATATATTTGCATATTCGCCATATTCTCTATATCTTTCCTCAGTGGTGTTCCATTTATAATATTTGTCACCAATTCTTCTTTTAATATAATTTTGAGAATTAGGATTAAGATTTAAACCTTTGAACACTTCAATAACCTGTGTAGAAGCATCTCGATCTCTAAGGTGCCTAATCACAACTGAAAATGTCGTATATTTATTATATTTGTCTGTTGGAAATTTAATATCTTCAATAGCAATTTTAATGTTATTTTGTGTCCACTCGCCCTGATCGAGAGAAATGAAGCGGAAAAGCTTTTGTGTTGCTTCAATATCGTAGTTGGATTTATCTCCAGTATCTTGAGAAATATACCAACCTGTGTAAGCATTCTTTCTTCCGTAACGGAAATCTGCACCATCTTTTGGAGTATCCTCGCGAGATCTTAAGCCCATAAGCAATCCGTGAGTTACCTTGCTCCAACCCCCAATCTTATCTTCTACCCAACCTTCATATGATTCACCAAGAAAATATCCTTTGCTTGCAGTTACTGTAATCGCTGTATTTGTCAAAGTTGGATTTGTGTTGAAAACTTTTCGAATGAAAGAATCAGAGCCGCGAGTAAAATTAAAATCTATTTTTGTGGCGCCTGAATCTTCTTCAGTTCCTGTTGCTGCACTAGCTGATGCGATATTGTCCGGAGTTCCGATAAGAATCGAAAGAGTTCCGTTTGAACTTGTTCCAATTGTTGCTGCTTGCGAAGCGGTAGTTTGTGTCGGCACGACATTATCAAAATCAAACGTTCCAGAAAGGGCAATTGTCGTGTCGGCATTACAATAAAATATAGCACCCAGCGCGCCGGTGGCGTAGGTATCGCACTCCCCCGTCGTCTCAATTTGTTGAGAACCATCGAAAAGCCAAAGGGCATAAGCGCCGCCGCCGTTATTTCCAAAAGTTGTACCATTATTCAGTACGGCGTCGGTGTCCCTCGAGGATTGATTTTGAATCAAGTTAACAATACCGCTTGTTTGAGCGGTGCTGCTATTTGCACCCCAGCCAGCTTCACCGGTGCCTGCCGTGGCGCTAGTATGTTGTTCGCCCAAAAGTCTAACAAATGTAAGAGGGCTGTTGTTTGCAAGCCAAGCCTTTGCAGCATAAGAAGCGTAAGTTGGTGCGAGTCTATTTCCATCTCTAAAAACATCCCCTTGTTGAACGCCGGGAACCGGTTCTCCAAAAATTTCAACAAATTCAGCATAAGAACGAACTTTAATTGGAGTTCCCGCAGGACCCTTTTCAGAACGTCCGATAACCAATGGAC